GTCGAATTAGTTTCCTTAACCATTGGTGAGAAGAAGTTGTGATGATTTAAGGGCAGGTCGAACTAACGGCATCAGTCTTGGCGAGATCATTCCTGCAAGGGCAGGTAGTCCATAGTCAAAGGCTAATGTTTTAGCTGTGTTTCCAACTGAAGCGAGAAAACTTTGAAAAGCGGTTTTGTTATTTTCATCTGAAAGTGGGCCTAAGGCAGTGATTCTTTTCATGGCATCAACTACGTTGTTGTACATTGATTCCACCATACTTGGTGTGGTGAACAGAGCTATAGCTCCGGCGTACTCCATGTGGATATAAGCTTCCCATTCATAGAGATCACTGGCTGCGCCACTGATAAAGATGCAGATACAAGGATTTGTCATCGTGGATGATCCAGACGTCAGCTGTGCTTCTTGTGCTCGCACAGGTCCAGACCAATTTACACAAGTCCATTTACCTAAAGGGTCAGGTCTATGGGCAGACGTGTTAGAGAAATTCATTATCGCATCTCCTGTACCAGAGGCCAACGTGTTGTGGTCCGGCTCTTCTATTGAGTAAATGATTCCATTTCTTCCGGCTTCTGTGCCGGCATACCTTATTTTCAAGCAGAAAGCTACGAGTCGGGACCCCATGGGGGCAGACGCACTAGCTAATTGTGCTGCTGTGAAAGGTAATCTTCCGAAACCATAATTGGTGAGATTTGTAAATGCATTCAATGCTGTTGATTGTGTTCCAACTGATGTTGCGCCAGTCAAAGTTATTGTATTGTCATTATTGCCGATTGCACCATTGAACAAAACATAGCCGTGGCCAGTGGTTCCCAATGCAAAACGTCCACGCATGAAATTCTTGGCTTTCTGAGTGGGTGTTGGGAATCCGAATGGCACGCAGGCTCCCATTGGAGTATTTTCCGGGTCTGCGAGTGCGGAGGCATATTGTAATGAACATGATGTTACTCGTTGGCGTATATGCAAAGGTAACTGAGCTGCTGTATTACGCAAAGGTTTAGTTGCTTTTCTGATGTTAGTTTTCTGCTTTTTCTTAGGTTGTTTACGTTTAGGTCTCGATCTTAATGCTGCTTGTAATGCTGGGTTCGTTGCTGCATTAAATTTTGAGTTCTCTAATGGTATTATTGCTAATTGTGACATTTTCGAGTTCTGTCGGGAGCAGGTAAATCTTTCGATAAAGATTCAAATTCGAACAGGGCCTAAAACTGTCGGCCCTGCCTACTCCCCTAGCGCGGTAGCTTAACTAAGTTTGATCTGATTGATCGTAGAACACTTCATCGCGTTTACCACTTCCTCGACCTCGACCAAGGTGTCCTTGGTGGGTGAGTCCTCTTGCTCGTCCTCTGTTATTGACAGTGGTTCCGGCTCTTCCCATTGGTTGGGTAGGTTTTCTGAGTGGGACATGAAGGCTCTTTTCCAGTAGCTTGGGATCTGATCCAGTATCAGTGGATTTGTCAGAATTTGGTTGAGAATCTTTGGCTGGTAGGATTCTTTTCCCAGTGTTGGCACTTTTGTCTTGAGGTCGCTGTCGGTCAGCGATCGTGCTGTCTGGTAATATTCGTTTCGATCTTTGGTTGTTTCCTTTGTTTTTAGTTTGACTGTTACGTTGTTTGTCACTAGCACCATTTTCCTTCTTCGAAGGTGTTCTATCAGGCTGGGTGTGGGCGGGTGTAGGTTGCTTTGGTGTCTGTTTGAGATCCAAAGGGTGTATTTCACCATCCACGACCACAGGAAGTTTTGACTCTGCTGGTTTAGGGACCTGGCAGAGGGGTGGAGTGAGAAAAGCGGTAATCGGAGAGTCACGTCGTAAAGTGTTGATCCAATCATCGTACAGTTTGAAATTAAAAGTAGGTAAGGCTTGTAAAGCGTAGGCATTGATCCAGTCTCCATCGTTAGGATATTGTGAATTTATTGGGAAATTCGAAGCCCATGGTCGGATAATCAACGCCTCTTGGGCAGTCAATTCAACTACTTCATCAACAAATATTTTGGTAATTGTTTGTGCAAGAGGTCCAACGATGGGTGTATTGGCGTCAGTCAAGACTAAGGCTCGACATTTCTCAATGAGTTTTTGTATTGGAGTTATTTCAGGTCGCATTCCAATTGTTGTATGTAACTTGGAAAGTGCTCTAGGCAAATCGGTACAGCTGGTGCAATCACCATACCATACGTCAGGTCCATAGACACGGGCTAGGAATTTGACACCAATTTGTCCTCGTTTGATTGACTCAGTCGTTGAGACCTGGCCAACCATTAAGGCTGCACGACGAAAGATTTGTGGATCTACATCAGGTGTTATTCCGTCATCGCCTCCATAAATACCTAATAATGAATAGGCAGCGGACGCTTCGTAAAATACTCCATCACTGTCTTTTGAGAGACGTTTGGAAAGAAATCCTATGAAAGATGTTCCAACTGAATTAAATGCAGCTGTTTCAGGCGAACCAGATGCTCTTCGTAATTCTTGGAGATAAAAGGAACCGAAAGTCGCGAATATACGATTCGATTTTTGTGAGTTAAGCAATTTAATGATTTCTTCGTGATATTCGTGTCTAAACAAGCGAATCATTAGAAGACGTTCAAGTTCTCGCAAAATTGCTGCAACACGTCCATCCATTCGGGACAGATCAGTGAGGAGTGCAGTATGTGCTTCCGAAAGGAGGGAAGCCACTCGTTGAGCAATTTCTAGAGGAGTTTTGCAAAATGCGTACCAGGGTTGGGTAGCTATATGGTCAGCTAGGGGATAAGTAAATCGTGAATAATTTATTTTGTCATTTGGATGTATTATTGTTATATTACGTGGATCTTTGGGTCCATCGTATGATTCTTTCTTCATGAATTGTTTTGCAAGTCCATCAGGTTTTAAGTATGCTCCTTCCTCAAGAATTCTACGCTGACCTGGTCGTTTCTGTTTGTTAAAAACTTCTTCAAAGTCGGTAGGGTGTAATTCGTTGGGATGAGGTACTAAACAATGTACATATTCGTGCATAACACGCATTAAGAAAGGTGTCATCTCAGTGTAAGATTGCTGCGGTAAGTCTTTTATACGGCCTTGAATGGCTTGTTTTTCGTTTCCAAGCGTCAAGTCTGGTGCAAAAGCTCCATGCAATATTGGAGTCATGAAAGCTACCATACATGGTTTAGCATTCGGTTCAAAATTGACTGTATCAAACTGGTATCGACGTACTCCTTGTTCAACTGGAAAAACACATGGTGGTTTGAAGCCTACTACTGTACGGTGGTACTCAAGTAGTATCGGGGCATCATCACGGTTTTCAACATGAGATTGAACTTGGGGTAGAGATAACTCAATCTTCGTTGTGCGAGAGATTGTGTTTATAACATTGTCTTTTTCGATTGAAATTGTTGAGCAAGCATAGTCTCCTGGGCGTCCTGTTGACATAAACATACCTTCTTTGGTCTTGATTTCCATTCTGAGAAAACCTTGACAATGAGGTTGTAATCGAGTCAATGAGTTACCACTCAAGAAATTGCTGATTGTAGCTGCAACTAATCCCCTCCATCGAATGATAGGTGATAGTAGAATAAGTTCATGATCAGGGCTAGTTTTCTTACGATCAATGAGATAACAAGCATAATCAATAATAAAGGGTCCAAATTTACGGATACAATACATGTGATCCATAGACCAGTTCCAGACTTGATGGGTGTAAGTACCGCCTCCAGAAACAATGTATGAGACATTGTTGTCTTTATCAAAAGTGTAACTATATTCACCTGTTGTTTTGGCTACTGCTTCCGGTTGGAACGTGTAAATCAAAGTAGGTTGAAAATTGAGACACAATTGCGAGGGCATGTCTACGTAATGGTCAACATCAATATAAACTGCTATTTGATCTGGTTTTATTGTGTTTCCACGACGCTCAACGTGGAGATCTTTGACCCAGTAATAAAATCTGGATCCATCTCTATCTTTACGTTGATCAGAACGGGACATTTGATGAAAAAATGGTGTTTTCCCTAGTGATTCACAAAAAGTATCAACAAAGGTTGATGCTCCTGAACGATCTGCTGCGCTTTCACCATGAGAGTGGCCACGCGTAATTCGGGCAGATGTGTAAGGATGATCACTAAATTGTGCGCGGAGAGTTTCTCCAGTAAGACTGTAGACCTCTCCTCGTGGTCCTATGATATAGGCTAACGAATGTCGTAAAGCGCTATGTAATCCCAAAGGAATGCCGTAAAATTCAACATTATAAGCCAATAGGAAAAGACCGGTTGCCATCATTGCGACACCAGTGGTGAAGCGAAATAAGCGGGGTAATATCGCGAGTACTTTTCCGGGTACACTTAAGGCTAACTGCCCAAAGTCGGGCAACCAAGTGTAGGCCTTCCAAGCGGCTCTTGATATAAAAGATATGGTTTGTAAACTCAAAGGTAGTTTAGAAAGCATGGTGTGAAT